TTCCATAATGCCGGTCATAGATACACCCAAGAGGGCTTCCCTGCGAAAAATTCTTTCACTAACTTCCCCTAGGTAAGGTATGTCGGTGAACCCGGCTTGTAGTGTACCAATAATAGCAGCAGCACGACAGGACTCAAGGAATTCTTCCTTGGTGGCAACTTTAGCACAATTAATTGTGCTAAGATTGCACGCTTGCCAACCTGTCTTACCTGTTTTTTCATCAACAGGATAGAGTCCAATTTCTACGCATGGATTAACAATAAGCTCAGTCGAATCAGACCAGACAAAACCCGGTTCTCCAAATTCTTTTACTGACTGCATCAACTTGGAGAATTGTTCAGGAGTGGTTTTATCACGTAGGAGTAAAGCAGAATTGTTAGAACGACCACGTTGAGGATTATCGTGAAACCAGTTACCAGTCTTCGCCATCGCCATGTCTTGGTCATCTGGAGAAAAAACACAGATCGTAGCACTTCTGCGTACACCACCAGAGATAACAGCATCAGCAGCGTGCATAACAATGTCGTAGACATGAATTGGCTCCAATTTCTTCACACTGAATAACGCCTCTTTTATAGACCTGTCTAAAACCTTCTTAATATTAGTGAGTGCTTTTTTAAGTGGCTCTGGGCCGGGAGCTTTTCCCGAACTGGAACTAAGATAAGATCCAGCGGGTCTGATTTTAGAAAAATCAAAGTTTACGTTCTTTCCTTCGTATTCAGGAAATAGTTTGCTATCAACAAAGTAGCTACTAATCAAAACGCCAATTGCGTCAGACCAACCCTCAATAGTGTCAGGTATTGTATATTTTTTTGTGCCATCTTTTTTAAGAATGATATCCGGCAATTTTTTTACGTGGTGTTTTTGGACCGAAAACCCTACGCCACATCCGCATAGTAAAAGATACATGCATTCTTGAAAGAATCTTGGCCTGTCTACATAAGAAGCAATGCAGTTGTAGACTCTAGCATGGTGCTTAAAGATTGGCTTCCCTCCGAACTGTAAAGCTCTTTGGGAACCAAGCACTCTCTTCTTGTGCATGAGATCATACGCCCATTCTATATCCCCATTTATTTCGGGATATTTATCATACATCATATTTTTTACTCTATCAACTGACTCTTTCCAAGTTTCTCTTCTTTTCTTTTCTGGAATCCATCTCGCGTACTTACTAACAAACGTGTAATTTTGCAATTCGTTCAATGACATTTTCTTCCTACTTTTTTTCTTTTCTTATGGTTGCATGTCCATCTGTGACCATTCTGGACGAGACATTTTCGGAATCTATAAAAATATATCCCAGCACTCGATTCAGAGTGAACACGTCTTTTATGTCACCGTCTGAATCTGCCGGGATAAATAAAACTACATCTTTGCTGTCTTCTAAAAGCCCATTTAAATGAGCCTTGGCCGCTAGCCCCTTTTTCTTTTCTTCTAAATCTCTGGTTCTTGTTTCAGGACACCAACAATCTTTAAGTCTCACTCTGATAGTTCTTGTTACTTCTACGTCCAACGTATCGCCGTCAACAATATTGACGACAGATCCTTTGGTTGTAATTCCTATCGGTGGCTGCTTCATCTTCGTTGACTCTCTTTTCTTCTTCACCCAGAGGGGTGGGCCGTTATGAATAACTCTTGTCGACATGTAGTATTATACACTAAATATGAGCTAATGACTCAAAGGTTTTCCCTTATCCGTCAGTCTGTTCAAGTAAGACAGGTCCGGGTTGACATAGGATATTTGAAGCCCGTTGTCTATCAGATGTCGGTAAACAATTTCGTCTTCTTTTGAATATCCGTGAGCCTTGCAGCCCTCGGGGATATGCCAGTCGTGGATATCGTTTTGCCATAGAAGTTTAGCGCATCTATTGCAGGGCATGTGTGTAACATATACTTGCTTTAGTGACGGAGGGTTGATCAGCATGTTGCTAACAGCGTTTTCCTCCGCGTGAACCATAAACGGATATTTATTGGGTCTTACGGTGGGAAGGTCGCTGTCATCGACACCTTTACAGAAACCATTGTAGCCCATACTAATTACTCTCTTGTCGCTAACGATCACACAACCAACCTTGGTTTGATCGTCATGGCTTCTAATGGAGGCATAATAGGCCAGACCCATGAAGTAATCATCCCATGTTATATGCGTTTTCACGTTTTTCTTTCCTTGAACGACGCTCCTTCTTTAGCTTCTTCTTGTCTCGCTTACTTTTTTTTCTTACTGTTTTTCCCATGCTTTAACCTAAAATCTGAATGAACCCAAATATATTTTGAATGAATCGCGTATGCAATCATTTTGCGAAACCCATTTCCGTTTTCCAGACCGTTAAAATTTTCCGGCAAAGCCAACGCTGTAGTTTTGTCGTCAATTTTTAATAACTCGGCCTTGCTCCCACCTACCTTTTTTTCGTCTATTTTCATCTTTACTCCAGTATCTCTAGTCCGTGAATACAGTGTCTTACATCTTCCTCAAGCTGTATTTCTTTTTCTACCCTGACGGTATCCATGTTATATAAAAGTATTCTGGCTGGTGAAGTGCCAATGAGGATGTAGTTATCTTTACGAGCCAGTCCACGATTCCAGTTATTAGTGGCTATCTTATCAGCAGAATACTTCACCTTTTTGGACTTGGGGATTGCGACGTAATTGATTTTTGGGGAGCCTTTTTTGATAACTCCCACATATCCAAAAGTTGTAAGGTTGACAAGGCATAAATCTTCGTATTCATAAAAGTTGTGCTGAAAACTTTTTTCGTTGTCTATGACGGGCATAGAAGCAACAACATCCATGTTTGTGGCAGAGTGTAAATGCGTAATCAATCCAGAAAAAACTACCCTACCATTGTTACTGGAAATAGAGTTAATGTGATATTTGTCTTCGGTTTTAGGCGGTGTGGGATTGCTGGGTTTTAAGTCGGTTAAAATCTTACGGTCTTCTCCATCTTCTCCTATTACCTCCCAGATACCCCGCAGTTTAAAATCAAGATCCATTGCAACAATTTTGTCGTATGCTGTAGAAGTTATCCATAAACACTTATCAAAAAAGCATATCTCGTGTATTGATTTAAATATGTTATCATCCTGAATCCTGTTAGTGACTTTAAAGGTATCTCTATCTAGCTCCATCAGGCCGGAAGAATCTGCCACAATAACCCTGTCCTCTAGGACGGCTATGCCTCTTAGTCCCCGTTCTCCCCCTCTTTCATTGTCGTTGACAAAATCTTCTGCGTAGGGGGAATGATGTATAACTTCTTCGGAATCCATATCTATAACATACAGGCCGCCATGAACATCGCCCTGTTGCGCTGATCTGATAACTGTTGTGCATATTATTTTCATATTACCAATTTCATTCCGTTGTCTATCTTAGAAAACCCAATCTTGGCGTAGAATGGCACATTTTTATCTGAACAGCTTAAAGTTACCTTGTAACATTTTTCTTGTATTGCTGTATCAATAAGGCTGGTGATTATCGCGGCTCCAATGCCAAGTTTTCTGTACTCTCGTAAAATTACTACGTCTTCGATGCGGCCAGCGATCCTGCCAGTTAATTTCCGTTCAATTAACAACGATCCCGTCCCCACTACGAGATTAGAACTTTTCGGAGAGTCAAGGATTTTTTGTACTGCAACTATGACATGGTGATTGTTATTGTTAATAAAAGTTGACCATATTTTGTCAAAGTTAACATTGCAATAGTCATCTGGAAGGGGGCTTAATTGACTGCTCAGGTTTAAATAGTGACTATTTAAATCATCTCTTTCTATTCTTCTAACTTGCATTGTGGAACCTTAGAACAAAGTGTTCAAAGGGCATAGAAATATGCTCAAAAGGAATGTAGTCTAAGTCTATAGTTTGAGACTGAAGGTATCTTTCATTAAGATCTTCCAAGCTAATTCCTAAGTTGTTACCGATTTCGTCTGAAATTTTTTGCGAGGAGTTATGTATCACAGTACTGTATTCGAGGCAAGACATTTTAGTAGGTAAGCTAGAAGATGATCCCTGATAAAAAAGTGGCTGGACTTCTGATTCCAATTCTTCCAAACTGGAAGAGGTCGATTGGTCTAAAATCTTTGCCAAGTTCTCGTTTTTATAAATATGACCGTTAATTGAAAACGGTATACCAAAATTTGTATACGGTGTTATCTCAGCAGCATCCCATACTAAGAACTGATCCAAAACGAAGTCACCCTCTGAAGGGATTTCGGCAAAATATCTATCTCGACTATAAGGATTTTGGATAATAGTATTATTACCCAACCGTAAAGACAGGGTCAGAGGATTGTGTTCATCAAAAAGGGTTTTTATAGAGCCATAAGATGGTGGGCTTTTGAACAAAATATTTTCATCATTAAAAATGCATACTAATTCTCTTGCTTTGTTGAGGTGTGATAGAATATTTTTTGCGACAGGAGAGTCACTCATTTCCACCCATCTGGTTGGAAAGGTATGCTCATATTGATTTTTAAGGTTAAAGTGGGTAGCTGTTTTCTCGTACCCTGTAAAAAATTTTTCGGAAGAGGCTCTGTATAAAACGGTTATGTCAAATAAGTTACCGCCGTTTAAGTGGAGACTCTCTAAGAGAAGATGAAGCCTAACAGCGTTGTTTTCAGAAAGAATTATAGTGGTTATCATCAGTAGATTTCTGTGGGAGGAAGCTCTCTTGGAGTTTTCTTGTACGGGGACATAGACCGGTTAAACCACTCGACAGTTTTTTCTAGTCCCTCTCTGAGGGAAGTAGAAGCTGTGAACCCAAATTTTTCTTTTGCTTTTGTAACGTCTAGACACCTTCTTGGCTGACCATCAGGTTTTCTATCATTCCACACAAGCTCTCCGTCATATTCCATTATTTCACACATTGTTTCGATCATGTCTTTAATTTTAGTTTCTTCACCAGTTCCTATATTGATTGGCGAGGGGTCGTTATCATGATTTTCCATAGCAAGTTGAATAGCTTTCGCACAGTCTTCAACAAATAGAAACTCCCTACTGGCTTCGCCAGAACCCCACACCTCTAATTCAGACTCGTTGTTTTTCTTAGCATAAGCCACGCGAGACATAATAGCTGGAATAACATGGCTGGCTCTGGGATCGTAATTATCTCCCGGTCCATACATGTTGGTAGGTATTAAATTAACAGTATTCATTCCAAACTGGTTGTGGTATGCTTGTAGCATTTCCATTAGTGTTTTCTTTGCTATACCATAAGGAGCATTAGTTTCTTCTGGATATCCATCCCATATATCTTCTTCTTTAAAGGGGACAGGGCAGTATTTAGGATAGGAGCATACCGTTCCTGCCATGATGAACTTTTTGCATCTCCACTGGCGGGCTTCTTCGATTATTTTGATACCCATGTTCAGATTTTCATACAGAAAACCTCCGGGGTATTTCATATTGGCTCCGATTCCACCCACTCTAGCGGCAAGATGGATTACTACATCAGGACGGTACATGTCAAACATCCAACCTACATGGGCGTCTTCGCCCAGATCAATACCGTCTTGAGTGCCTCCTATCGCTGCGAGCCGACTGTAGCCAGCTTCGTTCAGCGACCTGTAAAGCCTTCGGCCTAAAAAGCCCTTTCCGCCAGTAATTAGCACGCTGTCGTGTTTACTGATTGTCATCGTTATCAGTTTCTTCCAAAAACTTTATAGTTTCTTCTTTAGTCATATTTTTTGCACGTTTAAGTACCTTACGAGATTCGTCCATGATGACTACGGTTGGAAACGCTTCAATGTTAAACTGCTGAGATAGATATTCATTGCCGGGTTTATCAACCGGGACAATGGCTGGAGTGCCTTCGAAATATGGCTTAACCGACTCAAGAACGGTCTGGTCAGTCCATACAGAATCTTTCATGTTCTTGCAATGAGGACACCAGCTAGTTACAAAAACTACTACCTGAAGATCTTTTTTATCCATGGTCCCAAAGACTCTTTCCTGTGCTTTTCTTGGTGACTCTATTGAGAGACCACATCCAAGGACCGACTAATAGAGTTGCTCCAATCCCCCAAGCCCAAACAACAAACCCTTCCTGACCCGGTATAAGAATGATAGCCAAAGTTGCTGCCATAAGATAGATAGATAACAGTATGTAACTCATTTTTTGTTCCATATACCAATCAAAAATCTTCTTAAACATCGATACCCTTTATTTAAGGAATGTGGGAAACTTGGTACTGTCTTTGGTCAAGATACTCTTTCCGGTCTTACCCTTTGATGATCCGCCTTCGATTGATAGCTCCGTAATCTCTTTAAGTGTGGGAACAGGATGGTTCGAATCGATAGCCCATAGGATACCTTCTTTTCTGGCATAGTCTCGCATTCTACGAACTGGAACAATGAGATTAAAAGTTTCTCCAGCGCCGCGAACAAGCATTCCCATGTATTGCCCAGCCTTGTCGCCAGACCTCTCGCTGAGAAAAACCCCACCTCCGCTTGATCCGGGGAAAGCTGTAACGGTTGTCTGGTCAAATACTACACCGTCACCGGCCCCTAAGTCAAGAACTCTTCCAACTTGAGAACAAATTCCTCGCGTCATCGAATTTGAGCCAGTTTGTCCTAATAATGAGCCTACATGATATAATTCAGTACCAATAGACACGGGATTACCTTCACCATTATAGAAGGTAGCTGACTTGTCGATAAAACCCTTCTTCCTAATCATCAGAAGAGCCAAATCTTCACCGTTTTCGGAGTCGCTGTACTTAATAACTTTAGCTTCCATTTTCACTTCACCAACGCGACGGCCATCCTCGACTAATTCTTGGACGATCTGAGCGTCTTTGAACTCTACAATTTTAGTTGTTTGTCCGTCTTTGATTACAGTCCTAACGGAGCGAAGACCGTCTACAACATGAGCAGCTGTCCACACAAAGTTTACCTTTGCCGTCAGAGGTTTTCCTAGGGCGGGAGGCTGAACTTGGGTAACGGGAATGGTTCGCGTAACAATGACGCCAGAACCTTCTCCGAAGCCGGATTTTACTGTAACAGAAACATCCTGTAGGTGTTGATACAGTCTTTTAGCAACCGACTCTGGAGCTTCGCGGCCCTCACCGTTGGTGGGTGCGGAAAATAGAATAAGAAGTAGAATAGAACTCAAGATTGTTTTTTTCATCGATTCCTTCCTTAATGTCTTATAAGAGTAAAAAAGGGGTTTTTGTACAGAACCCCCTAACTGGTGGTTATTTACTAAACGGTTTCGCCGCCCTGCATTCTACGCTCTATCTCACGCTGGGGCGTATTGCTTTCGTTCTCTGCAACGCCGGGTGCTACTGGCACATTAGGAGTAGCAATAGGACGAAGTTCGTCTTCTGTAAATTCGCTACCAAGGGCCGGATGCTTGATCCATTCGATGGTCGGAATATGACTGACATCATAAGCAGCAAAATGCTCTGCTGTCAGATAGAAGGAGTTTTCTTCATCAAACACTGAGTGAGCTTCTACAACAGGAATTCTGAATAACTCAACAACCATGAGACGGTAAGCTTCACGGAAAAGCTTTTTCATCTCTTTGCCAGTCTGGACACTCCAGTCATTGGCCCAAGTATTCTCAGAAAGCTGAGCCATATCACTCAAGCCCTGAAGACAAAGCTCGATCCATCTACGGCAGTAGTCGTTCTTGACATCGAAATAACGAACCGGATAAATCTTGAATGCTCGTCTCTCATGTGTAATGTGATGAGCCTCAAGTCTTTCCATATTGTCTGGCTTTGTATTTGTGTCAATCAGATTGCACAAACGGACAAACATGTTGTGATGATGCTTGACAGCGGCCAGTGTCGGCGGGCCGGGAACAAAGCAATCAGTACGCACACTGAAAGCTTGAAGATGTTCTCCAACCTTTTCAAACAGACGGGCTATAGCCATGTTGTGGGTCTCCTTGTTGTCTCCAACATTAGGAATAGCCCACTTGACTCCCTCAAACATGTAAGGAAGAATCGCATCGTGAGTAGGGATAACTAAGCTTTCATTTACATCAGACATTTTTTGCCTCCACTTATTCTATGTTAAATTTCTGTTTCAGTCTATGACGTATCAATGTATCAACTTGTCTCATCGTCATTGTTTGATCATTTTGATATTCATTGACTAGTTCTCCGAATACCGTCATGATCTGTTCAGCAGTAGCTTGTTTTCGTGTGCTGAACGGTACATTCAAAAATTGCGGCGGCAATCCTTGCATAGCAACTGGTTGTTGATGATAAGGTTCGCTCACAGGAAATCCATAAGGAACAAACCCCGGATTCAATCCATGTCTACCGGTCATATCATCAATATCCTCTGTAGCTCTCGGAGCTTCTGGCAATTCATCTAGCGGCATAACGTATTCGTTCTCGTGTCGGTGCTTATGAATATGTTCATGGACGTGTGTATGAGAACCATCACAGTTATTGCAGTCATCATCTACGGCAGGCTGCGGTGTAGATGGTCTCGTATCATTATCATACCCCTCTTCATCATCTTTGTCAATGTTTTTTCCGTTTTTCTTTTTTCGTCGTCTTCTGTTCAAAAGAAAAGGAACCCCGTATTTAAGAGCCAACATACCTAGACTCATTCCTCCAAGGGTAAAACTAACATTTTCCACGCTATTACCGTTACCGCCGGTAAACTCATCCATGTAATGACCGCTGTTAGCTTCTAAATCTGATATCTGTACATCTCTTGCGTCAATTGCTCCCACTAGGGCGCCTATTTTAGATTTTAGAGAATCCTTTTGTCCCTCGACAGCCCCTAAGAGATCTCTCAAACCGTTAACCGCGTTTTGCGCCTCTAAAAGATTGCTGTTTGTTCCACCAAGTTCCGCTTTAAGACCTTCAGATAAAGATTCCAAACTATTTAGTTTTGTTTGTAATTCAGCTTGAACACTATCAGATATATTTCCAAGGTTAGTCAGTTTTTCCTGTAGTTCTGTAATCTTGTCGAGGTACTCCTGACGTTCCTTTTCAAAATCTGTAGGAGGATCTACGGGGCCACCGGGGTCTGGTCTACCGGGCCAACCGTTCCATTCGCCATCTGGCGGATTGGGATTGGGATTGGGGGGGTTAGGATTTGGAGGGCTATTACCCCAAGGACACCAAGGGAATAAGCCATTACTATCGTATAGTTCGCCAACTCTTATACCTCCAT